AGTGCATATACATGTTTATGCATATCTAGTGCATACATATGTTTACACGTATCTCTTTCTTTTAATTATCTCTCTATACAATATATAGTAAAAAAGGTCGCACCCCCGCACCTGGGTGAAAAAAACCCTGTGAATATAAGGGTTAATTGTGGGTGCGGGTTGAGGTGCGGGAGTAGGTGCGGGGTCGCATCTTCGCACCCGACGTGCCGACACTATCCCACACGGCGAGGGTGCCGGCGCTGCAATGCAGATCGCAGTCTCGCGCGCACGCGATCTTCTATTCGCTAGAACCCGTCCGCCGTCGCGCCACTTGACTAGAATTAGTCACACCATTAGCATATAAGTGACAAATGTCCAGCAAACCCATTGAGCGCATCTGGGAGCACCGACCCGGCGAAAATCCATACCGCCACCGCTGTTTCCGCGCGTTCTGTGAGTCCAACGGCAGCATCCGTGCAGCAATCATCCATTTCGGTTTGGAGCCTACACCTTCCCAAAGAGCCAAATGGATGGGATGGAGTCGCGACGACGACTGGCGCAAACGCCGCGACGCTAAGATCAAATATTACGCCCGTCTCGAAGACGACCACATCTCCTCCATGCGCATCCGCGCCCGCACTCGCATTCTGGAACTAGGTCTCGAAGCTCTAGAAGATTTCGACAAACCTGACGTTCGGTCGGGCGACGCCAAGCGTGCAGCCGCACTCATCAAAGACGAAGCCCGCATAACGCGCATCCTATCCGAACTGCCAGAAGCCTCCCGCGCTGCAGAGGCCGATCGCATGGCTCGCGACTTCCTTGGAATGTCTGATGAGACCAAACCACTACCACCACCCAAGGAGGATTGACCATGCCCAGTGTCAAAGCACTCCGCGAGGCTGCCTCCCGTGAATACCGCATCGCGGAAGACATACGTCGAGAGGGTGGCTCATATGCAGAAGAGAAGCACCATATGGATGCAGCGGCCAAGCTGGTGAACCGCGCGGACCGGCAAGAGAGGCTCGAGTAACGCGCCCGCTCGCGTGCGATCAAACGTATTGTTTCCACTAATCCTTTCTAACTTTGCATCTAATCCAATCCTTCCAAGGTAGCTAACGGTGACCCACCCCTTCCTTCTCATCCTTAAAAGTTTCGGTGTTCTCTCATGATGTCCCCGCGCCAGCGCCTCGCCATAAACCACGCCACTTCCTCTCACGTTCTCTTTAACGCCGTCGGTGCAGTCCGCTCAGGCAAGACCGTCGCATCGGCCGCTGCCCACGCTGCATTCGCTCTCGCCAAATTCCCGTATCATGACCACCTAGTCATGGGCGTCACTGAGACGTCCGCGATGCGCAACGTCGTTAATTCCACCATCGGCACGCTCTCTATCCTGCGATCTCTCGGTTATCGCCCTAAGATCTCCGGCGTCGGCGGCCGGCACGTGCGCGTTCCCCGTCCAGGAGGCAGAGTTTCCAAGATCTGGATTATGGGTGGCAACGATGAGCGCGCTGCCGATCGGGTGGCGGGTATGACGCTCGCGACCGCTAACGTCGACGAAGTAGTCCGAATTCCAGAATCCGTATTTCAGATGGTGTGGACGCGTCTCAGCGTTGAAGGCGCGAAGATGTGGTGCAGCATGAACCCCGCTGCTACCGGACATTGGTTCAAGAAACAAGTCATTGATAAGCCAGAAGACTACGATGCGGTCTCTGTCAAATACACCATGGATGACAACCCCTCGCTCAGCGAGGAGGTAAAGCAGAGAATTAAACGTGGTTTGACAGGTCATTGGAAGACAAGGCTGGCTGACGGCGAGTGGGCGGATCTATCCGGTCTAATATTCCCAGAGTGGTACGGCGGTGACATGCCGGATCCCGTGCAGCGGTGGTCGGTTTCCGTCGACTGGGCATCCAGTGGCACCTTCGCCGCACTGCTCACCGCACATGGGAAACAAAGAAGCCACTTTGTTTCGGAGCGGATATACGACGCTCACGTGCACGGTCCAATCAACGAAGTCGAGCAGGCGGAGCAGACGAGTGAGTGGGTGAGAGAATATGTACCGGATGGGGATGTGCCGCTGATCGGCGACCCATCCACTAGTGCCGGGTTCCAGAAGGAGATGAGCGGAAAGGGATTCGACTGGGTCGATGCAGAGAACGACGTGGTCGAGGGGTTGAAGGCAGCGGCGACCGCGTTTGTCAACAAGCGTTACACGATTGGCAACTGTCCACACCTAAAGAAAGAAATGGGTGAATACCATTGGGATCCGAAGGCCGCTGAACGTGGAGAAGACAAGCCTGTCAAGACCAAGGATCATGCGTGCGATGCAGCGCGGTACGAAATTTATACGCCCAAACCAACACTCGACCTGGACCAATGGCTCTCCCTCAACGAAATGCTTGCATAAGCAATTAGAATTTGACTATTTGGGTTGACATGAGCTAGAGTATAGAAACATGTCATTTTCAGAACTAGGGGTCAAAACCCTTCGCCGGGTCGAGGATCCACCGCCTGACAGCGGCGATGAACCGCGCGGTGGAGAAGAACTGCTTGATGATATTTATGACAGCTATTACATGTCACCCCTGGGCGGTGACGACCAACACTACATCGAAGAATTACGTACCTCTGAGGGTTACATCCGGTTCGTCAGAATGATTGAGTCCAACCCTCAAGTCTGTTCATTCCGCAACGTCGTCGGCACCCTCGGCTCGCGTGTCAATTGGTGGGTCGGCGAGAAGGATGAGCCCAACGACGCGGACCCGCGTGAAGAACTACTTCGCAGAGCAATCGACTTGCTGACACGCGATAGCGGCGGCTGGACCCGCATCGTGAGCCAAGCGATGCTCGCACCGGTCTACGGCGCTGCAATATTCGAGGTAACGTACAATTCTGACAACCCCGCTGAAGTATTGTGGGAGAATTTTAGCTTCCGGCCATATTATTCCATCGATGAAGTGTTGGTGGATGATAACAACGAATTCGTCGGATTGCGGCAGACGTCGGACAACTTCCGATCTACATCGGAGATATCATCGAATTCTCTACTAGTCGTGACCCATCAGCCAGAATACGGCATACTGGGTCGTAGTTCATTCTATCCTTCATACGCACCGTACCGTCGCCGCGAGGACATGGAACCGATCGCGCTGCTCGGTCTCCGGCGCACGCTCAATGCACCTGCCGTATTTGAGCCACAAGGTGGAAAAGCACCAAATATAAATGAGAATAGCTCTGACAAACAAATTATTGAGCTCAGAAAAAGACTGGATGGTCTTAGAGATAGAGTCAATAAAGGGCAACAGGGAGCACTCATAGGTCTGCCAGGCTACAAGTACACCATGCCCCAGGGCGCTGGATCTCGCTCCTTCGAAGCCAATACTCTATTGCAGCGACAGGATCACGCCATTCTCCAGCCTGTCAACGCCGCTCACTTCCTGCTACCTTCTGGCAAGGTTGGCAGCTATGCTCTAGCAAACATCAACCAAGCAGTCTTCTCATTAGCGATTGACTCCTACCTAGACCGGTTCGCGGATGCCGTCAACCGGATCGAAGTGCCGAGATTGCTCACATTGAATGGAATGGACACGACTGACGCACCGCGCATCAACCATGGCAGCGTTGCGGATCTAGTCCATGATGCAGCGGCCACGTCCGAAGCACCCGCTGAGCCGGAATCGCAACCCGACGATGACGACGACGAGACCCTGTAATGTCTGCCAAAAGACTCACCGCCGCTGAGCGCAACGATCTAGCAAATACTCGCATCGTGTCGATTGAGGAGTCTCGCGCCGCACTGCTCAATCTGGCACCGCATGCGAACGAATTGCAGAATCTCAAGGCGAAGCGTGAAGCGCGGGACGCGGCCATCGCAGCGGGCGACGACTACGGCGAAAAGAAGGACATGTACATCGGCGACCTGATGTGCAGCATCTTCAACGGCGTGGCACGGGTCGGCGTCAGGGGCGTCGTCGTCCCAACGCGGTCATTCTGGACTTGGGCTGGATACGAGACGGCCGCTGAAGACATTGAGTCGCTTCCACGGATGCTGCCGGATGACATCAAGACACTCATCGTGGAGTATGACTCTCCAGGTGGATTAGTTGAAGGCGTCCCAGAAGCAGCAGCCGCGCTGTACGGCCTGCGCAAGAGAATGGTGACGGTTGCGTTCGCACGCTTCGCCTGCAGCGCCGCATACTACCTCGCGTCGCAGCAGGACTACGTCTTCATGATGCCTAGTGGCACCACGGGGAGCGTCGGCGTCAAGGCGATGCACGTGTCATTCGCGGGCAAGTTAGAGCAGGATGGTATCGAGGTCACAGAATTCGGCTCTCCGGAGCGCAAGACGGAATTCTCGCCTTGGAAGCCACTGTCGGAAGACACCAAGAAGCGCATGCAGGCTCGCATCGAGAAGATGCGCAAGCAATTCGAGAAGGCCGTCGCCAAAGGTCGCGACATGAAGCTCGAAGATATCCAGGAGAATTTCGGCAGGGGTGCACCGCTCGACAGCGATGAGGCGATGGCAGCCGGCGCTGTAGACAAGGTGATGCCCTACGAGCAATTTCTCGCAGGGAAGTGGAAGTAGTGCCTGGTTGCAGGCTTGTAAGAAAAGGAGAACGCAGATGACCATCGAGGAGCAGCAAGCAGCTGACGCTCAGGCACTCGCAGACGCCAACGCTCGTGCCGACACGGCGGAAGCAGAGATCAAGCGACTGCGTGAAGAGGGTGCCGCCAAGGACGCCAAGGCAGCAGCGGCCACCATCGCCGCGTCGATGCCGAGCCTCACGATCAGCCAGGACGACCTGACGTCGGCCGTCACGGAGATCAACAAGCTGCCAGAGGCGGCACGTGAGTTGGTGCTGAGCGTGCTTCGGAAGGCCGATGCGCAGTCCAAGCTCGCAAAGGATCGACTGAGGACGCCTGCCGGCCACGGGGCGACGCCTGCAGCGGGCGATCCGTCGGGCGGCGTTGTCACCGTGTCTGCCTCCGAGAAGCTGATGGCAAAGGCGCAGGCGGAGCTTGCCACGGGGCAGCATTCGGACCTCGGCGACGCGCTGATGGCAGTTCGGAAGGCGAATCCCGAGTTGGCCCACAAGGCTGACACCGAAGACGTCAAGGCGGAGTACGAAGCGGACGTGTCGTAGTCCACTTTCTACTCACTTCTGACGAACGGGAGACTTGAACATGATCATCTCAAGCAGGACGTTGCTCCGTGAAGTCACACGGAAGCTGCGTCGGTCGAGTGGCGGTGACCGGGAAGAACTCATCGCCAAGCTCAAGGCAATCGTCGCCGAATTCGAGGCTGACGATGCTACGCAGGCACCGACCCCAGATCCTGATCCTACTGGCGGAGACGGTGACGGCGACGGGTCGGGTGAGCCAGAGGCACCTGACAAAGATCCTGCTCCCACGGGTGGAGAAGGTGACGAGTCGGGTAAGCCAGAAGGAGAATGAGCATGGCTGCAGTAATCGGTCAGCATTCTGTAGGTCGGGTGTACGCTGCCAGCGCCGCGATCGCACAGTGGCGTGCAGTGGTCCGTTCCGGCGCGGGCACCGTCGCAGCGGCCGGCGCGAACGCCGAAGGTGTCCTCGGTGTGACGATGGACGCCGTTGCCGATGCCAACCCTGACAATGACGTCACCGTCATCGTAGGTGGATTGGTCACCGTCAAGCTCGGTGCAGCGGCCCAGGCAGGTCAGCTACTCGGCACTCTCGCCGGGGGTGAATTCAGCCCAGCGTCAGCGAACAAGGTTGTCAAGGCACTCGTGGATGGTGTTGATAACCAGGAAATTCCAGCAATCCTTATCTAGTGCCTGGGTAGACAACCACCCAAGACCACTAGTCAAAGGTAGGAGGAATATCAGATGGCTCTCGCAAAGCCCGCTTTCAACACCAACCAGTCCCTGATCCGCCATGTGATCACCTACATGGGGATGACGGGGATGCCGTTCGCCATGGACGTGGCGTCGGTCGTTCCGGTGGCGGTCAACGCCGGGCAATACTCCAAGCGCAAGCTCGGAGAGATTCTCGACGCTGATGCGGCCCAGAAGGTCGGCAACGACGGTCGCCTTCCCGTGCAGGTTTCGGAAACCGACACCGGCGTGTATGCTTGCGAAGAGTATGCACCACCTGCAGAGTTGGTTCGAGATCGGCTGCGGTCACAGGCTCTCGCAATCGGCGACGACCCTGCACAGTGGGCGATGCGCAAGCTGCTCACTCAGGCGAAGCTGAATCTCAACAAGCGGTTCGTGAACCGGGTGTTCAGCACCGACCGCCGCGAGGCCAATTGGGGTCGAACTCGGGTTACCACCCCAACCACCAAGTGGGGTGCGGACAACTCGACTCCCATCGAGGACATCCGAGAGCAGATCCGCGTTCTGGAAGCCAACAGCGGTGGGGGTGGACGACCCATCCACGCGCTGTTCGGTCGTCGGGTGTGGGACGTCATCCAGGATCACCCGCAATTCGTGGAGCGCCTGGCGGACACCGGTCTGAAGGTCGTCACCGAGGCACTGGTGGCGCAGGTTCTCGGGATCCAGATGGTGCGCGTTGCCAACGATCCTCGCCGGACCAGCGTGGACGGACTGGCAGAGGAGTTCGCTTTCCCAGAGGACGACAACGTTCTCCTGTGCGTGCAGGGTCCGACCAGCACCATGGAAGCCGAAGTCGCCGTCTCGATCTTCGAGTTCCGCAGCCCCGGCATCACCCCGGTGCGCGGCATGAACGTCCGTTCCTACTACAGCGATGAGCGGATCGGTCGTCTCTACGAATGTCGGACGGACTTCGACATTCAGATCGTGGACGTGAACCGCGGGTTCCTGTTCTACGACACGCTTGGGTAGGTAGGTCGGGGCGGGTGGATGGTCTACCCGCCCCATTTGCCCGAAGACTGATCGTCAGACACCAATAGGAGTTCACCATGGCAGGCGTCAGATTCTACGGCAATAGTCCAATATCCGGTCTCGTCCGCACCTACGAGACGGTCGTGATCAACGCCGAACTGCCAGACAACACCATCGGCCTGTACGCCAAGGCAGCGGGCAACGTCACCGTCATGACTGTAGCGGGTCACGGTCCGCACGTGTTCCCCATGGCCGCCGGCTCGTTCCTGCCCGGTGAGTTTCTGCGGGTGATTGCATCGACCATCGACGCGGCAAATCTCTTTGCTTGCATACGGTAATGGCAAGAACTCTTGCTCTCAATCTCGCCATGCCGGGCTTGGTGCTCGCTACACCGGCTGGACCACTGCCTCCGCCCGCACCCGATCCAGTCGATACGCTGGGCGAGCTTCAGGTGGTGGTCGTCGGTGGCGGCACGAACCGGGGTACATCAGTTACCTTAGTGGACCCGGATAACATCTCCGCTGTAGAGGGTAACATTCAAGTCCTACGTGGCAACGGCTCGATATTCGGCAGTGAAGTGCTCTCATTCTCGCAGAATGGATCCAATTGGGTAGCCACGCCAGCCATCACCCGACGGTCGGGCCAATCATTGAGAATCACCGTGGACTATACGGATGATTTCGGCGACCACGCCATCGACGCCGCTGTAGCATCGGGCTTTAGCACGGACGTGATCTACAATTCGAGGACGTAATGGCTGACGGAAACTTCCGCACCATCACCCGCCCACTCGCACTGACCGATATTCTCATTGGTGCGGATCCCGCTGTCGCCGATTTGGCCGCCGCCGGTGGTCGTGACACGCTAGCCAACATTTTCCTCCGCAATCTGCGTGCCTTTCCCACCGATCTGACCACCGCGCAGCGGGCTGCGATCCGCAACGCTCTGTCAATTGAAAGCGGTGGCACGGGCTGGAATATCGGGGCCGCTGCACCGTCAGGTGGCTCCGATGGAATGTTTTATCTGCGAACTGGGGCGACTAACCCAGGTATCTATTATCGGGCCGGTGGATCGTGGTCATTAGTTCTTTCCATTGAGCCGGGCACCGATGAGGATGAAGTCAATCGACTTATTGACGCCGCGCAGCGTGTTCTGCTGGATGCTCAACCGTCCGCTGACACACTCAGCAAGCTGATCTTGCACACGAATACTGGTGAATTATTCATCACTGAACGTGGAATCGTGGCTGGGACGCCTGCCCGAGCCACGTTTGGGACGTACACACAATCGAATTATCTTGGTGTTTCCGGTGTTGACAATTGGCCGGGTGCCGTAGTTGGCAATTGGTATTTCAATCGCAACAGCTTTCGACCACGTGTTCTGACCGATCTTGACCCTACAGCAGCGGTAAGGCTTTCGTGGGGTGATGTTACTTTCGGTCTAGTTATTCCTCCACCGACACCCAACTATTTGGGAGAGTTCGCCGATGATGACGCCGCGCAGACGGCTCCTGGCGCTGTTGTAGGAAGCCTGTATTTCAAGACTTCTCAAACCCCAGAGTTCCCGGATGGCGAACTGCGACGTGTAGCCACCGTAATCCCCGCCGTAGCACCACAGACGGTCTACAATTTGGACCGGGTGGCGACGGCGAAGGACATTGGGCGGCTTCGTGAAGCTGACTCTGAGATCAGGTCTGAGTTGCAGACCACGCTTCAGTCTCTGGCAGATGAGGGCACGCAGCGGGCGCAGGGTGATGATTTCCAGTCGGTGATGGTCTCCACCATATCCAGCTACAACGGCACGCTGGACTCGCAACGTGGTAGTCCACACCCTCTGATCCTCTCCATCGGCGCTGATATCAGCGGAACTCGTGGCGGTTCTGCGGTCAATTGGGCCGAAAATGACATCCTGTTCTTCGCACCACTTAGTGACGCAGCGGAGTTTCTATTCAATCTTGGGGTTACTGCTGAGGAACCCGTCACAGCGCGGTCACTCGCATGGCAGACCTTGCCGATCACGTCTGGGACGGCGATCCCGAACGTCGGTTCTGGCACCACGACAGCCGTAGCTTTCGGCTCGGGCAGGTCATTCGGTAGTGGAATTACACCAGATGAGTCCACTAACCGCATTGAACTCGATCCCGGTGAATATATCATTGACGTCGCGCTGAATCCGATTCGCACATCGGGCAGCGGCGATGCGATGTTCCGCATTCACGCTCTGGACACCGAAACCCCCGCTGTCATCCAAGACGCTATCCTGACTGGTAGCGGTCACGGGATGTTGGTGTTCGGACTCGAAGAAACCAGAACAATAACGATTCGTGTCAACGAAGCGTCCCAGGACGGAGGCAATCCGGTATTTACCACTGGTGGCGGTCGAATTACCATTACTCGGGTGGCTGATGCGTCGGAAGCGACTGGTGGCAGTGCGATTGGCGACAATAGTCTGTTACCCGTCAAGGCTCGTGCCAACACTGAACAGCACAAGCGCGAATGGCGGGAGCGGTTCGCCTCTGCAAACATCTCGGCGGGCACCACTCTTCCCGCACTAAGCACCGCCAATGATGGCGATGTCCGCATCATCACCCAGAGCGTCACATCGGGATTGAGTTTCGTTGATATTACGGACCCATCTGAAACAGTGACGTCTGCTAGATCCGGTGACGTCATTATGGTCTTGACGTTAAGGACCAGAGGATGGATTCGCGTTGGTAATATCATTCAAGGCGGTCCACCGATTGACGCTCTGCGAGAGCGGATTGAACTGCTTGAGCCTCTAACAATTGACCTCAATCGCGTAATCGATGGCGCGACGTGGGCGAATGCTCTCGCCGCTGACGCGCAATTTGCATATAGCCAGAATTTGACCAATGCTGGCGTCAGCCGGCTGATCACGAACAACAATTTCGACCCAGCCACTGATTTAACCACTGCCAACTTTGCTACATCGGGTGGGTCGGTCCTCTGGTCTACGGCCCGAACGGTTCCAGCGGACAGAGCGATTCTGGTTCGGGTGCGAAAGGGTCTGGATTCAATTCAGTTTCGCACTGATATCGACGCAAAGCGGGAAGTGCTTTGGGGTTATCAATTCCGTGCAACGGATACCAATTGGGATTATTACTATGCTGGTAACTCAGGAAGTGGAGACACGGCTGTCGCTGTTCAGAGGCGTTCGGCAGTGTTCCACACGGCTTTTCTTGGTGAGTTAGGTGGTCGGGCTCTGGCGCAGGTGGAGGCTCTGATCGATGTCCTCTCAGCGCGGATCGCAAACCTTGACCGGAATATCTCCATTGACCCAGACTATTGGCTTCGGGACACGGCGGTCTCACCTGCCCCACGAACGTTGATCGTCCATGTTCCGGGTGACGCTCTGCCTGCCGGCACGACCCATTTGGAATTTGATATCAACTCCGTTCGTGCTACCGCTCGTGCGGAAGTGGAAGCTAGCGGTGCGTATTCCTTCACGATAGCCAGTACGGGTGTCGCCAATATCAGTCGCCTTGCTGGATCAACTGGAACCGTTGAGATCAATTTCTATGACGCAGCGAATGGCGGCAATAATCTTGGTCATGTGCGTGATTTAATTCGGTTGGTGAGAGAGGCTCCAGCGGCAGGGCCTGAGGGCATTCCAGACGCACCCGCCAAAGACGCCACCGAAGACAAACGCTACGAACTCGAAGTCCCCACTGCCTCAGCCAGCACACCCCGATGGGTAGAGGCAGCAGCCGGCGCAGGTGCTGCTCGCCAGTCCATCCTCCGCGCTGTAGGACCGCAGACTTCATCATCCGGTGTTACGAGCCTCCAACTTCCAGCCAACTACGCAACCTACGAGTATTTCGAGTGGATAACAGGTGCTACATCCAACGTAGCCACTTCGATTCAGATCAGAACAGACTGGCTCGCGGCGCAACAGGATGGGGACAATCCGAAGATCGGCGTTCTGGATGCAGAGGAAGCCGGCAGCAGGAACTGGTTTTCTTGGACGCCATCAACTCGCACGTTAGCTATCGGCGGCCAGAGTACTGGATCAGGTCAGCAAACAGCGCGCATCAACTACGCTCGTCTATTCGATCCTGCCGGGGCGAAAGGTGATAAGGGCGACAAGGGTGATCAGGGTGACGTAACAGTTACTCAAATGAACACTGCTATCGCCGCTGCCATTAATAGCTCACGTGCGAATGCATTCACCACCCAAGACGAAACCAAACTCGATTCATTGCCGACATTTACCCGCTACGCCAATGAGGCCGCTGTCCCAGCGAACGTCCCATCCGGCACCATCGGTTGGTTCCCAGAGGCATAATCATGGGACTCAAGATTGGTGGTGAGGTGGTCGGCGGGCTGAAGATAGGCACCGAGCGTGTTGGCGGTATGAAGATTGGGACGGAGTGGATTTACCGCTCCGTGCAACCAATCAGCATCTTCGATTCGACCGTCACGTGGGGCACTACGCCAGGGGCGGTCTGGTCCTTTACACGCAGCATAGCGTATAGCAGGGGACGCATCTTATTTAATGGTGATAGCCGCTATAGGGCGACGCAACAGATCCCAACGGCCTACATCCAGGGCGGCGGCAATGCCTTCGTTACACTCCTCCGACTTACTGCCAGTGGCGATATCCTTGAACTGTACCTTTCGACGACTGTAGCCGATTCGGGCACTAGCACAGGACCGCAATTCACCGAAGCCGCCGAAGACAACCTCGGGTTGGTCATCCGTGCGGCCAACGGCGACACCCTGAAGTGGCGTCTCTCGGACCTGGATGAATTGGACGAAACCGAGCCTTACATCTGGCGGGGTGTCACACCATCGATCAGCGCCGCGTTCATCACCGAGATCAACAAGGCCGGTGTGACATCGGCGCTGGTTGACATCAGCAATGACAACGTAGATTGGGACAATTTGCAATTTCGAGCGGCGTAACACAGGAGTAACAATGCGCAGACTCATCCTCGGTTCTCTCATCGCCTTCATGATCGGCTGCGAGCTGGGTTATGCTCAGGGCATCAGCGTGGATATCGTCACCGACGGCGGTCCCAACGGCATGCCCGCTGTAGCTGCTCATGGTCGACAGGACATCCGCAGCAACGTGCCAGCGGACTATCTCGGGCGACTTCTAGCCTACCCTGGAGTTGGCACCGACAACTTCATGTTTCGGGCGAAGATCAAAGCGTGCGGCTACCCTGACCGAAACCTTGGCGGGTGGTGGCGCACTGCACAGGACATCGACACGTCACAGGTGCTCGAATACCGCGATGTCAAGTCGAGCACCATCATCTCATCTGGTGTGGAATCACAGGTCGCACACAAGACTACGTGCGACAATCGTCAGGGCGCTGCACCACAGGTCTGCACTATCAGCGAGAGCGCCGAAGTCACTGACACCGTGTCGCGCACCAGTCAGTGGCATGTCGAAGGATCGTCGAGCACGACCGTTGGGTTCCGGATAGGTTCATCGGCCAGCTTCGCGGCGCTGGACGCACATCAGACCTTTACGTTCTCCGGTGGCTACGGTCAGTCAGAGACGCACTCCACCACTACATCAGTCGGCAGCACTGACTCTGCTTCGACCACCGTACCGCCCGGCACTGGCGTCGTCATGTCACTCACAGTGCAGCGTGGTACAGCGCAGGTGCAGTTGGTCTACGATACGGACTTCGATGGCAATGTGACCGTCTCGTGTCGATTCAAGCCACGTGCAGGTCCGTTCGATGGTGGAGACTTCCCGCCACAGGTCGTGACCTTTCCCATCCGGTCGCTGTATCATGGCATGGCCGTGTTCCAGCATCAGCCGTATGCGACGTCCGATCAGCCCACATCGCGGGACGAAGTGACAGAAACACTCAACTACGGGGCTCACTCGACAGAGACCCGTGTAACGCAGACCACGTTGCAGTAAAGGAGTCAGTAAATGGGTGACGAACGAGTACGAGTGGTGGTTGCAGCGATTCTGTCGACGGTGTCCGTCATCGTGCCTGATCTGCACGAAGTTCTCGACCCGGATGAGGTTGCGGCTGCAGTGGCCGTGTTGACTGCAGCCTACCACGGTGCGATCCACTGGTGGATGAATCGCAAGTAGGAGGAATTGGGTGGAGAGTTGGTCACTCCTCTTCGCCCAGCGGGTGGGGATGTCTCAGTCAGTCTTCCCCACCCGCACCTAACCATTACGAGAACGAGCTTAGTATGAGTCTCCAAAAGTCGAAATTATTCAACGTTACTGTGTACCTTCTGGATTGGTCTACTAAAGGTGGAAAAATGTATGTAGGGGTAACAAGTAACCTCAAAAAACGGTTAATTGGGCATCTCAAGTATGCTACTAGTGGTTCACAGCTTATATCCGCCGCTGTAAAGAAATATGGACTACCAGAAGTAAAAATATTGTACGTAGTAAAAACTTTTGAGGAAGCATATGGACTAGAGATTGTAGAGATTGCAAGGTTAGGAACTTTGGCACCCAATGGATATAATTTGACAAAAGGTGGAGAAGGTGGCACTGGTACCAGGGGTAGTGATAGAAACAAAGATATCTCTAGACAACGACGAAGTAAAGCAGCGCGAAAACGATGGGCCGATGCAACACCAGACCAACGACGTGAATGGCTAGACAATATGCGTGCTGGTAGAGACTCTAGGGATGCGGTCAAACCCGTTGAAGTTTTTTATGTGTAAAATTTTTGGCCGTGGAGGAAATTCGGAGCGAGGCGTCAGCGGGTATCCGAATAGTAAACCTTGTAGCGTGTCTAGTCAACATATAAACTAAACAAACGTGTCACATTGAGAAAAATTAGTTAGATGCCTGATTAACCAACTGCATACAATATGTGTATTGAATTGGGTATGTAGATTGGTTTATACTTACTAAGAGAGTTTGATATGGCACTCGCTAAGGGCACCGACACATACGCAACACTCGCGGAATCCAATGTTTGGTCAGAAAATCACCCTTATGACGGTGGTGAGTGGGCTTTAGTAGAGGACGCCCAAAAAGAAAAGCTACTCAGATATTCCACCAAATTCATGGACTATCGGTTCAATTGGCACGGGTCACCAACTGACCAAACACAACCGTTAGCATTTCCCCGTACTGGATTGACAACGCGCAACGGTGCCGCTGTAGACCCAGCACAAATCCCAGATGAACTTCGAGATGCCACTTGCGAATTTGCTAGAAAGCTGGCAGTCTCAGACCTAACAAACGACCAGGTTATCGAAGATTTGAAGATCACCCGCGCTGGTGACATTAGTTTCGGTAAGGGAGTAATGCGTAAGGTTATTCCGTCCGCTGTGAGAGATATTATTCCAGACAGTTGGTTCGGGGAGCTATTAGACGAGAAGGATTATGATGCGATAGGATCTGGTTTATTTGGTGACTCAACATCCATATTTGATGGAAGTGGCTACTAATGGCTGATTCTGCACTATTCACACAGCTTGCCGGACTGCAGAAGTCAGTGCAGCAGTCGCTTGGCACGTTGGTGCGGATCACGCTGCATACAGCGGATCCTAATATTGTTGACCCCATAACAGGGAAATTCGGGTTTCGGGATTCAATGGTTGATGCTCGAATTGAGGGAGTGTCCGCTGTTACCATAGGTGCTGTCAAAAGTTCCCCCGTAACCACCCAACGCCCTGCTGACTCGCTTAAGATTTCTATTTATGATGCTGAAGCTAGAGTAACCGAAAATGACTATATCACTTGGAATAACGTTCGTTACAAAGTATTAAAGGTCGATGGACTAGTGAAAAACTCGAGCGGCGAACGGTATATTTACAAGTGTAAAGTGGGGTCAGCAGGCTAATGCTATATGACGCTCTTTACGATTGGCTGGTGGAAACCGGCCCGCTGGAGAGTCTATATTGGCAGCGTATGCCCATTCGGGATGTCAGCGACGTATCCGTATCGATTGTTATCACCCCAGGCGCAGGAGCAACTAAGTCTTTTGGTAGTCGGGAAATTGACGATCCAAATAAGCCCTGGTTAGAGCATGATGGTGGAATTGAATGGTTTCATACCGGAATAATATTCCAGGCTCGGTGCGAAGAAAACAAAGAGTTATTAGCTACATCAATATTAGACGACGTTCGGGACCGTATGCTAATGCTAGTGGGTGTCACCAGAACTTTACCAATAGATATTTCGGTGCCTCCATACGACTCTTGGGAAAGATTATATGGCAGGCCGGCTCAACAAGAAAATATCAATTGGGCAGAATTAACGAACAACACTAACTTGTTACAACAAGACAAACGAGAGAGGCTAGTGTTCCAATTACTTATGGAATGTTGGCATTCTCCTGTGAGGTAAGTGGACATGGCTGGAGAAATTAGCCCAACTTCGTTGGTCCATTGGGTGGCGGGTTTCGACTTCGCCGGTCCAGGTGCGCTGACAGAGGTCACTGACTCACTCAAGGCTTTGACCGAGGATCTAACCGTATTGGGTCCATTGGGAGCCATCAAGAATGACGGTAACTTGGGACACGCTACGTATGAAATCAGCGAAGCGGGTCATCTGAGGGGCCGGGAAGCGTCATTGCGCCGTCTACTCGTGGATAACCCCCCTGAGTATCCGTGGCGTAGTATCCTAGCGCATCACGGAGGCACTCGTGGGTTGCCGTGCACCATCGCAGAAGATATTCGTCTCAAAGAGGACTCATTACCTCCTCAATTGACGGCATTCACCAAGGTGAACATCACGTATCTCAATGCATCTCGCACTCACGTCTACCGCGATGGTATAATATTGGAGGGCGGTGGCCGCAAGGTTGGTGACTCACCCGGAGCCCAAGGTCGCACGTTTGACTTCGGGCTTCAGAAGGTAGGTCCCACAGTCCTCTGTATCATGGTTGATGGGTTAGTTCTAGACGGTGCAGACGGCTTGACCGTTTCCATCGCTCACGGAACGGACCCGGCTGACGAGGCATCATTCGCGGGCGCAGCGAGCACGGGTGTCATTACGGAATCCGGTGCTCAACTACTCACGGTGGTGACGGGGAATTTGAACAGATACTTCGTCGTGAATTGGGGTTTCTCTGGGACGGTTGGATCTGATAGCAGCGCGAAGATCATCGCTGCAGTGAGGTAAAAATGCCCAACGAGTTTGGACCTACTGGAGTAAGGTTTCATATCGACAGCTACGATGCCGGTGCGAACACGGTCGGCGCACTCACTCCGCTGCCCCGTATTACGGAGTGCAACGGCATCAACGCTTCCGGCATCTCGGTCGATTTGACGTCATTCGAGGACGTCATCAGGAATGAGGGTCTCATCGGACGGCTGGAGATCGCTCGTATTGTCCTCAAGGGATACCTGCAGCTGAACACGGATCGCAACGCCATCTTGGAAACGAGCGCGTCCAGGGTGATTGGGTATCCTCAGTTGCGCACTGACGTTCCCCCGAGGACGTTCCAGGTGACTTACATCGCCGGCGTCACTCGTGCGGTGGAAGTGGAAGTAGCTCACAACGATCCTGTCCCAGGTCTCACCGACGACCTGATGTTCAGCGCCGAGTTGCTGATTCGTGCACGCGCGGCATCCGACTACGTGGTAGCGGGGTTCTAGTGGCCTACCGCTCCAATCTTCCAGCAGCCTTGGCTTTGGTCGAAGAGGCCAAGGCTGCTGGAGCGACGGCTATGGTGAGCGGAGCTGGAACAGATTCAAAAGAATTGGTACCTGTTGATACGGGAGCATTATTAGGCTCCAAGAAAATCATTCAAAATGAAGACGGTTCTGCCAAAGTGACTTATGGAGGCCCTGGCGCTGAGCACGCTGTAGTAGTTCATAATAAGCCAGGAGTTAATTACCGTAGGGGACAATGGCAGTTTCTACGTCAACCGTTGATGGACAAGAAAAGGCGTCTAGATGATGCCTCTAAAGCCGTGAAGGAGATTTTCAAATGATCATGGGTCAGAATTCAACTCGCGTTGACATCCCACACGAACCCGGTGAGTGGATGGAACTTCGCGACGAACTCGCACCATGCCACTTGGAGGCAGCAGCGGAACCTGTCGCCAAGAGGAACATGGAGATGCGTGGTGTCATGCTTCGCACCATGGGTCAAGAGAACATGGGCATTCTGATGGACTCATTCCGCAAGGGTGTGTCGGTCCAGGAAGCCGCTGATCAGCGCGGGCTGACCGAAGGGGAACCTCAAGGAACGTCCGAAACTTCCGAAACTTCCGTGGACCCACCTGCCGCTGCGGCGGAAGTAGTTACTACCCCCAAAGCACCGGACAACAGCGAGAGAAGACATTTCGACATGGACGTTCTAGCGTTCAAGCTCGTCCGTGACTGGTCATACACCACCAGCAACCGGCGTGGTGCTACGGTTCCTGCACCAGTGACCCTGGAGCGGGTGGCGTCGTTAGACCTCAAAACTCGATCCTGGCTTCACGACCGGGCATGGGTCGCAGCGCAGGTCGCTTTGTCGAGCATGACGGAGGGAAATTTCTAGCGGCCCACCGTGCGTTGGACGGCAAGGGGCCGCTGGGACTGTACGGGCTGGCAGACTTAGTCGCTAGAGAATACGGGTGTAGACCAAGTGAGGCAATTGACGAGATTAGAAACAATCCCCATATTTTCCTCCAACTTCAGTATCGCTGGTATAGAAATGCGTATATTGAAGTTCACAGGTGGCACTCATTAAGTGATGAGCAGAAGAAGAATGTGGAAAGACCCAAGGGTAAATTAGTTCAATTGGCTGATAAGAATCGCGAGCAATCATTGACTGTTGACTACGATCAACGCCGTAAACAAATGGACGACGAAGGGCGTCTGTAATGGCTGTTAATGTAGGAACTATTGAGGCGCTGGCTCAAATCAAGGATGAATTGACTCCTGTCTTGAAAAGTATTGACGGTCATCTGGAGAAAACTGGAAAGAGTGGAGATAAGACTTTTAAGGATATTAACGCTAGATCATTGCTCGCAGCGGCAGGGGTTGCTTCATTGGGCGCTGGTATGTCTTCCTTCGTCAAAAGTGGTATAGATTTCAATAAGACAGTAGAAGATGCTACCATTAAGTTTTTATCATTCTATCCATCAGTTGAACAGGCTAAAGATCACGTAGAAGATTTGACGAATTTCGCCGCTAGCACTCCATTCCAATTACCAGGAATATTGGAATCATCCACATTATTGAAGGTCTTCGCAGCGGATACTGTCTATGGTGCTGATACTCTGCGTATCATTGGTGACGCTGCGGCCGGAGTAGGTGCCCCGCTGGAAGGTGTATCTACTTGGGTAGGTCGTTTGTATACGAATTTGCAAGCTGGAAAACCTGTAGGGGAAGCAGCAGCACGCCTCCAGGAATTTGGTCTACTATCTGGTCCTGCTCGAAACGCACTGGAAGAATTGGCTAAGGGAGGGGGTAACACTACCGAAGCTATGGAGCTTCTGCGTAGCGAGTTTGAGAAGCACGAAGGTGCTATGGAGCGTTTGTCACAGACTACATCAGGATTGGAATCAACATTTTCTGATACATTCTCTATGATGGCTGGTAAATTCGCTGAAGTTACTGGATTGTCAGATGCTTATTCGGCTTCTCTTGAATTCTTCATATCCTCGATGGGAGGAGCTATTGATGTAATGTCGGGGGGGTCTACTGATGTAGAAAAAATTAATGAGGAAATCGATCGTCTTAGTGAATATATGCAAAAGGCTGGGGCAGATACACATTATGCTGAAACTAGAATTGCGGCATTACGAGAGAGGCTTGTTGAACTAGGGGCAGACCCTCGATCCCTTTGGATGAAGGAACAAAATGAGGAATTACGTAAATGGTTAGCGCGTACTGATGAGGTGCCTCCTAGTCTTAAAAAAGTTAAGACTTCATATAAGTCATTATCTGAGGTTGTTGATCAGACCTTCAACACCGCTATGGAGCGAGCAAATAATAGAATTAAAGAGTCTAGCAAAGGGTTTGACGAATTAACTGAAGGTATGGGGGAACTAGGAGAAGCATATCGAGAAGTTCGCACAATTAGTGAATCGTATCAAAGTGGTCTGGATGCCGCCGCTGTAGCGGAACGTCAAATTGCTGAAGGGGTTGAACTTCGTAACTTCCATTACTCATCAACTATTCCAGTTATGGAACGATGGGTAGACTTGCAAGATGAGTCCACCGAAGCCACTGATAGAATGGACCTGGCTCTAGCGCAGATCGCTGGTAATATAGGAGGGCCATTAGGAGAATCTTTGAATACGTTTCGTGTAGCTATGAATGCTACAGGTAAGGATGGAGAAAGATCATTCAGCAATCTACAGGCTGGCGTTCTAGCTGTTGGTTCAGCTATGAGTCAGTCTAATAATATATTTGTTTCAACTCTTGGTAATAGTTTGAGCGCATTAGCCAAGGGGGATTGGGTTGGGGCTGCGGTTGCCGCTGCGGCGGGTTTCTTCACTTGGATCGGAAATAAGTTCTCTGAAGGACAAAGACAAGTAAATGATTGGTCTGATTCTATCATTAAATCATTTGACGATATTGATTCGGGCGCTCTCTCTGCCGCCGAGGCATTTGATAAGGCGGTGAATTGGCAGGACAATGAAGAAGGATTTGAACAATTAAGGAAAACACAAAGTTTATGGGAAGAGGCTGGTCGGAGTGCTGAGGAAGCTACCCGGTGGACCGGAGAATACAACGCCGCTGTTAAAGCTGGTGACGCGGCTACCATGCAGCGGCTCTTGAATACTCGGGAGCAGGTAGCTGCGGAAGCTGAAGCTGCTAGAGTGGCAGAAGAGGCTTGGCAGAAAGTCACTAGTTCAGCCATAAGTGGATACGAAAGGGCAAAACAAGCAGGTGAGCAAGCCTATACAGATACCCTAGCCGCCGCTGAACAATACCAAGATGCCGCTGCATCTGGTAATACTGATCTAATGGACCAGCTTATTGCTGAGCATGGTCCTTGGGTTACTTCTACAGAAGCTGCCGCCGAACAAGCGAAGAAAGCTCAATTAGATAAGAATGCTGAAATATTAGCAGATGAGGGTAGAAAATATGCTCGTATAGCGGCTTTTGACGCGGCGATGGCTTTAGGTGCCAATGCTACAGCGGAGGAGCGTAAGAAAGCTGCCGCAGAGGCCGCTGCCGCCGCATCAGCATCTTGGGAAGCTGCGATGGACGCTGTGGAAGCATCTGATAAAGCAGCCACAGATGCTATGAAGGGTAATGCAGACAGCGTGTCAACGAAGGAAGGGGAAGCAGCAAATAAGACTCAAGTAGATTGGGAAGCTGCCATCGAAGCTATAAAGACTAAGGATGAAGAAACAATAGCAGCAATGAAGTTGAATGCGGAAGAATTGGCACAGGCTCAGGAACTAGCGGCGCAGGATTCTCAACAAGCCATCGAAGACGCAAAGGGGGAGATTGAATCTGCTTGGTCTACTATGACCAGTGATATGGAATCAGAGATCGGAGATGTAGCGGGGTCAGTTGCACGCGCTATGGCAGACGCCATAAAAGCCGCTGAGGACGCCGCTAAAGAAATTCAAGGTGAGTCAATTTGGCCAGACATGGTTGAAGGGATGAAGGGGGAGAATGAGGACCTAGCTGAGAGTTTTGAAGAAGCAATGGAGCGCAAAGAAAAAGCCGCTGAGGAAGCAGCGGAAGCTATCGAGAATGAACTGCGTAACGCAGGCAAGGCTGCTATGTCTTCCTTCGACCGTGCCAAAAAAGGTGGAGAGGACGCCTTTGATGACATAATGGGGGTCGCAGAAGATTACCAAAAGGCGGTAGAGGAAGGTGATGATGAGAAGACACAGCAACTAATTGACAATCATGGCAAGTGGGTAATGTCAGAGCATTCTGCATTAAAGGTAGCACTCCAAGCACAAGAGGACTATACTAAAGAGATTCTGGAACAAGAGCGTCAGAAATTCATCCGCATGAAGGCTATCGACGCGGCGTTTGAGGCTGCCATTGAGGGTCGTGACGTTGACGAGGCAGCCGCTACCGCCATAAGCGCAGCGACCCGTGCATGGGAGAAGGGTCTGAATATAGCAGAAAAAGTATCTTCTGCTGTTGGCACTGCGATGTCTGGTGGCACTGCAACGATGTCTGATGGTACTATGACGGTATCTGGGGATAGTATAACACCCCCACCACAGCAGAATAGTGGGAATCAATCACCAAATATCAACATCCAGGTCGTACAAGATCAATCCGGCCGGTGGACCGCGAAACAAACTCTACGCGCCCTGAGTGACATGCAGGTAGTGAGGTAACGATGCCTTTTCCGATTGCGGGTGCTGACCGTGGACTCCGGGCGATGGTAGACGGAGTGCTCTGGCTTCATTTCCACACTGGTCCAGCGGCGACTACAAACTCAATCACAGGCCTGGGGTATTCTCCGGTTCCCCTCGCTGACTCAGACTGGGTTTTAGAAACAATCAACGGCCAACGAAGGATCTCCTACGGACGGACCATCGAGACGCCTACGCCGGGAAGCGACTGGACAGCGATTGCTAACGTTGGCCTATGGTCTACGGAAAGCCTTGTTGCAAGCCCGACAAACAGACCGGCGCTGATTCGGAATGCCCTGGTGGACCCGCGCATTATGGCAATGACCAACGACACCATTCAGATACCAGCGCGCGCACTGTTTATAGAGGTCCAATAGCATGGCTGACTTCAACGACGACCGCATCATCTGGGGCGACCGGGACCCTCTGGTCCGCAACCCGACGCCGGGAGCCGTATGGCGCTACAAGTGGCCCACGGCGCGCTACGACTCTTCCATTATCAGACCGTCGCGCGGGCCAACCTTCCAGAACGATGTACGGATCCCGCCGCATTACCTGGCAGGTGGAGGGACGTCCTATCTCACCTTCCTCGCTTTCTACACTGCT